TCAGTTTGCTTGTATTAGTGAGCCAAAAGCAAAAGCAATTACTGTTACAAATACCTCTAAAGATACTATTTTATTAGAAACTGATTCTCTTGATGAAGTAGTTAAACTTGTAAATGAATATGATAAACACACTTATTATGATTTACCATTATTTGATAGATGTTTATTTGATATTAAAAATTTAATTCCAAAAGAATGGAAAGATGTTTCTTATGGTAATGACACTTGCCCAAGTTTTGAATTTAAAGGTCATCAAATATTTATTGATAATGAAAATCCTAATGAAAGAGAATATCAAGAGAGTGATAGTAAAAGATTTCACATTATTAATTCTGATGATTATAAAAAAAAAAAAAAACCATTATTAGAAACTGACAATTTTTTTGAAGTTTTGGAGTTTATGAATGAACGTTAATGATAGAGTAAAAGTTATAAATCAAGAAATTTATGGAACAATAATTTATGACTATGGAAAAGAAGTAATAATTATTGATGAAGATGCAGAAACTACTGACGATACTTTATGTTTTAAAAAATCTGAATTAGAAGAGGTGCAAAAATGACAATTAATTTATTAAATAAACTATATATTGCTTGGTGCAAAAAAGAACAATTTGACGAGATTTTAAGTGCAGATGAAATGCTTTGGTCAGAAGAAGTTCAAATGCCTTATCAATCTTATTGGTTGAGAAGATTCATTGAAATATGGAATAGAGTTGAGGATATTGAGAGTCAACGATATTGGAAAAAGAGAGCAAAAAATTGATAAAATTTATTCTTATCTTGCTATTTGTTTTTTTGCTTGGATTTTGGCTTGGAGATGAATGAATCTCAACTTTGGAAAAAAATTAATTCTCTACAAAAAACACAGAAATTGTGGCACTTTACAAGGATTGAGAGTGCCACAGTTCGTGGAATTCCAGATGTAAATTGTGTAATTGATGGCAAAGAATTTTGGTTAGAATTAAAATCAAAAGTTGGCAAGAATTATGGCTTGTCAAATCATCAGATCAATTGGCATTTAAAAAGATATCAAGTTGGAGGTTTTGTTTTTATCTTGCTACCTTGTATCAAGGAGAAAGGGTTCAAACTTCTCAGGATCGTGGGTCTTGAATCATATGATCAATCATATTCGCAATCATATCTGCAATCATATTCCAAGAATCGTGGTTCTTGCGACCATAATCATATTACACACAATCATATTCGCAATCATAACGATAATAACATAACGATCCACGAATATAAACCAATATTCCAGCTGGTGAACCAAAGCCAGGATTTGTTGAAGCTATTCCAGGCATTGACAGCTTCGATAAAAAAATAAAAAAAGCTTTGCATTTATCCCATATTATCTTATAATGTATAATGTAAGAACTATATATAAACCTTTGTTGTATTTTTGCAACAAAAAACGAAAGGCGAAAAATGAATAAACGATTATCAAAAAATCTGACTAAGATGCAATATTTGACTGCATTGGAAAGACAATGCGAAGATGCAGAAAAGTTTGAAACAATAATTAATTCATATTGGGACAGCTTGCCAGAAAATATGCAACAAGAATTAACAAAATATTATGACGAAAGAAGGTTAAAATGTTAAAAGAAAAAAAATGTATTGATCTTGTACAATCAGAATATGATTATACACTAACTCAATTTAAGGTGGCTTACGAATATTTTTGCGAAGATAAAGAATTAAGAAAGCCAAACGATGCATTGGAACATTGCGAAGATTTTTGCCAATATATAAGCGAATATGGTTTATGCTTTGATTGGGTAGAGCCTAACACATTCAATGGCCAAAAAGAAGGTTTTTGGAGGTGGCAATTGTCTTGGGGCGGTCCTTCTGATGAGTTTAGAATTTTTGTAGATGAAGACAATAAAATTTATAAAATTGAATATTGGTATATGGATTGGTTTGACGGTGCAAGTATCATTGTTAAAGATAGTTTAATTTATCATATTATTGAAGACTATTTTTTAGCAGATCCTTTGAAATAATCATACAATCATATAATCATAATCATAAACAAAAGGATAAAATAAAATGGGAAGAAAATTAAGTGAATATAAAAATTATCATCAATACGATGTACATTTAAAAGATGAATATAAAAGAGCAGTTGAAGAAGCTATTACTGTAATCCGTGACGTTGTCGAAGGATACGTTGGCGGCGATGAAATAGCCCAAGAATGTGAAGACGAAATAAGAGAGCAATTGCTGCAATAATCATATTCAATCATAATCATATCTGGCGCAATCATAGCGCCAGATCATACCATAAGGGACCATATCATATGTTAATTATAATTAAGCTGCTTGTTTTATTATTTGTACTATTAACCTGGTTAAATGCCAGGTTTTAAAGAAAAAAAAAGCGAAGCTGTACAGCTTCGCTTTTTCAAGGAAGGAAATTTATATTCTACTGTATTTTTTTAAACTATCCTTTGTAGTTTTCAAAGCAAGTTTACGACCATACAACTTTGTAGCCATATCATCTAAAATAGCTTTGACTTTTCTATGAAACTCAAAGCTATCTAAATTATTATAAGAACGTTGAGAATGATTAAGCTGATAATTTAGCTTACAAAATTTCTCTAATACTTCAAAATATTTTTGTAACTCTTCTTCGAATTTGTCAAGGTCTTCTTTAATATGTTTTTCCATAATAAAAAAAGGGAAGGTTATTAGCCTTCCCTTATCCTTTCTACTGTTTGATTGTTTTAATATTTATTTTTCTATACTCAACTTTTTTTACACATTCTTGGTAAAGAGTTTCGTCAAGTTCTCTAAGTTTTTTGACATCAATGACATCTCTAACTTCATTACTTCTCGTAATTTGGTGAGTTGCATTTTTAGTCTTAACAATAACAGTACCATTATGTTTATCTAAAATGGAATGTTGCCTTTCTGTCATTACCTTATCTTCGGCAGTAACAGATTTTTTAAGATCTCTACCAGAAATAAATTCAATTGTATGAACTTGATCAATTGATAAGTTTCTTAAAGTTTTTATTTTAGTTTGAGCCATTTTATTTTACCTTTCGAATAAATGTTAATATTAATGGTTCCTATATAATATAGGAAATAATAGGATATATGTCAATAGAAAAAAAATAAAAAAAAATAAAAAAAGTTGTTGACAAATGATTTATCTTATATTATCTTATATATATAAGATAACAATAATGTTACTTATAAACGAAAAGGAAGAAAATGGAAGAAAGTAAAAAAAAAGAACTTTGGATGGATTTCAGTTGGAGAGTTATCCAAAGTGTTTCTGATCCAATCCACAGACATAAATTAAATGATGATTGGAATTCATTAGCTAAACAAATAATGAAGTTAGAAAATGAATAATTACAAGAAACTTTTTCATAGTGCTAGGAATAATCCTAGCACTTGGAAAGAAAATAAAATTGAATTACTTTGGAATATTCTTTTATCATCTGACAAAAGAAGTTTTACAGAGTATTTTAAAGAAGAGCATAATATTGATATTTCAGATACTATTACATTTAAAGAACTATTGGTATTATGTAAACAATATAAATTAATATAAATGAAAGGAATAAAATGTTAAATATAAATTGTAAAAAAGAATTAATAGATATTGAAAGTGATTACGAAAAACTTGACCTATTTGATTTAATAAAGATGAGTACACTTCTAGATAAACATCATAAATTGGTACTTAAACTTATTAAATATAGAATGGAATAAATAATAACAAATGGTGGGGATATAATCCCCACCAATTTCTAAGGCTCATTCTCCATTACAAATCACATTAACTGTTGCAAAAATACAACAAGGTTGTGGCGGCGGCTAGCTAGCGTATACACCTATACGCTAAGTTAGATATATGTAAACATTTGCATTTTCGTATGGCTTGCATATAATGTGTTGATGAGTAAGTTGCTGAAAGTTGTTCCTCTTAGTCTTAAACAAGCTAATGAATTTGTAACTAAACATCATAGACATAATAAAAGATGTGCTGGACATAAGTTTAGTTTAGGTGCTATGTTTCAAGGTAATTTAGTTGGTGTTGTAATTGTCGGCAGACCAGTAGCAAGAAAATTAGATAAAGACCTTACTTTAGAGATAAGTAGGAACTGTGTTTTAGATAAGGCTCCAAAAGGTACCTGTAGTTTTTTGTATGCAAAGGCGATTAAAGTGTGGCAGAGTATGGGTGGTAAAAAAATAATTACATACACTGTAGAGAGTGAAAGTGGTGCAAGTTTACGAGCCGTAAATTTTAAAAACACGGCAACGTCAAGACGTTTTCCAAAACATCACAAGGGGTGGCGAACACGAGATAATCGTGAGCATCAGGATGTTCAGTTAGAATTACGTTTACGATGGGAGAAGGTTCTTGAAGTCTGATTTACTAACTACGGATAAACTGAGGCTCAGAGTAGAATCATTATGGATCCAGCATATAAAATTATGTCAGGATCATTTTTTATATTTTGTACAAGAAGTATGGCCAGATTTTATATGTCGTAAAGAAAAAGAAAGAAGTAAGTGGGGTCATCATCAGATTATTGCTCACGAGTTTACTAATATAGCTAAAGATAAAAAAGGAAGGCTCATTATCAATATGCCTCCTAGGCATACTAAATCTGAATTTGCTTCTGTGTATTTTCCTGCGTGGATCATTGGTAAGTATCCCAAAATGAAAATAATGCAGGTCTCTCATAATACTGAACTTGCTGTAAGGTTCGGTTCTAAGGTTCGAAACATAATTGATTCACCAGAGTACAAACAAATTTTTGGAGATGTAAAACTGCGTGAGGACTCCAAAGCAAAAGGTAGAT